CTCGGCAGGCGGTGGTGGTGGTTCGGTTGGTTTTATTTTTGCCGACACCACTACGTCGAGCTTTGGTGGAAGAAATGCTGGCGGTTCGGTCGGTTCTGGCGTAAGTTCTTCCGCTAACGCGAGCTCACAAATTGGCGCACTTGGCCTTGATGGTTTTGGTTCGGGCGGTAATGGTGCTAAATACAGAACAGACGCGGCAATTGTTGGTGTCGGTGCTTTATCCGCACCTTCTGGCGCTGGAGCTGGTGCTACTCGAGATAATACGACAGGCGCGGTCGATGGTGGAAGCGCAACAATCGCAGGATGCGGAGGTGGCGGTTCAGCTTCGGTCAGCGTCACGACAGCCGCAAAGGGCGGCGACGGAGCCGATGGATTAGTGAGGATTACCTACTTTGCCTAGATACGCAGAAATCAAAAACAATCGAATTGTCAATGTCATTGTTGCCGATCAAGATTTTATTGACGCACACCAGCCCGACGCGATTGAATGTCCGGAATTTGTTGGTGTTGGCGATAAATACGAAGACGGCGAATTCTCAAGAATTGTCGTAGTTGTTGAAGATGAGCCTCTACCCTAACGGCACAGCCGCGCGCTTTGTTGAAGTTGCGCTCGCTGAGGTTGGTTATGTCGAGAAGCCCGACAATCTTACAAAGTATGGCGAATATACGAATGCGAACGGTCTGCCGTGGTGCGGGTCTTTCGTCAATTGGTGCGCACATCAAGCCGGCTTGAAGCTTCCGTCAATGGTGAGCACAGCGATGGGCGCTCAACGAATGAAAGATGTCGGTCGATGGGATTCAAAGCCACAGCGCGGCGATCTGGCATTCTTCGACTTCCCGGGCGATGGCGTAGATCGCATCAGTCACATCGGAATTGTTGCCGAAGTCAAAGGCAACACCGTGATCACAATTGAAGGCAACACAGCTCCAAGCGGTGGAGATCAGCGCAACGGCGGCATGGTTATGATCAAAGAGCGCACATTCGGCGCGGGAGCTTCAATTGTTGGATTCGCTAGACCAAAATTTCAGCCATTCGCCGGGGAATTCCCGGTGATCAAGCAAGTCGAGGAAGCCGACAAGCCCAAGAAGAAACGGAGAAAGAAAGATGAAGCAAGCACAGGCGATTCTCGCGAGCTGGTTTCGTAGCTTCCTCGCCGCATCTCTCGCGGTGTATTTAGCGGGCGTGACCGATCCAAAGGCAATTCTCGGAGCGGGCGCTTCAGCTCTAGCGCCGGTCATTCTTCGATGGCTCAATCCTTCCGATCCCGCATTCGGTCGCAAGGCTTAGTCCTCGCCGGCATTCTCTTACTTTCAAGCTGTGGTTATGATGGATGGGTCAGATACCCCTGCCAAGAGTTCGACAAATGGAGCGCGCCGGAATGTCAGCCACCGGAATGCCGCGTCACCGGAATCTGCTCTGAGGACTTGGTTGGAGAAGTCGCTCGAGTACCGATCACCGCGACACCAACGCCGTCTAACCCCTGAAGACATACACGCAAGGCTGATCTTTGCTATTGGGATCATCCTTGCGATGGTCTTTCTTATTGTCACAAGCGGGATCACATACGCCTTGATCTTTGTGACACAGCCAATCGGCGCACAAGCTCCCAATGATGCGGCTTTTATCGATCTGCTCAAAACCCTTGCGATCTTCTTGACCGGAGCGCTTGGAGGCGTATTAGCCGGGAATGGGCTCAAGTCTAAATCCAAGCCGGACACGCCGAAAGACACGCGGGAGTCTTGATTCTGTCGTAGGTGTGCTCCACACTTGATCCAATCCACCCGAACGCGGTGGTAGATCAGGAGCAACAAATGAATGAATTTGGAATGACAGTTTCGCAGACTGTCTTTGTGTTAGTGGTGATGGCTGTGACTTTCACGGTGGGTTACTCGATCGGATTCAATAGCGGCAAGGATGAAGGCTATCGAGCCGGCTACAAATTCGGACGCGCGGTTTCAAAGCGTGGTGATCGATAATGTGGAATCTTGACAATTACGAAGATGTCAATGCCCGAATCAAACGCTTTCGATCCGAATTCCCGACCGGTCGCTTGGAAGTCTTCATCGAAGACATCGACATCAAAGCCGGACACATTCTTGTCAAGGCTTTGGCTTATCGCACTTACGAAGATGAGAAGCCTTCGGCTATGGATTACGCCTTCGAGCTTCGAGATGGATCAAAGATAAATGCGAATTGGTGGGTCGAGAATGCCGTGACGAGCGCCTATGGTCGCGTTATTGGTTGCCTTACACCTAGCGATGCCCGCCCTACCCGGCAGGATATGGAGCGCGCCAAAGACCTTGAAGAAAGCCACGCAAAAGCCCTAGAAACGGCTCACGCGGGTCTTACAGCATGGGAAGGTGAGCAACTAGCAAAGAAGCGTCAAAAAGAGCTCCTAGACAATCCTGTGCCGTCTATGGCTGAAGCTATTGATGCCCTTCAAGCCGGCTTGGGAGCTGTGACAATCCCTGAATCTCCAACATGCCGCCACGGTCACATGCTTGAGAAGACCGGCACGAATCAAAAGACCGGGCTTGCTTATCGCGGCTATGTATGCCCTTCCAAGAGCCGGACTGATCAATGTCAAGCCGTGTGGTTCAAGCAAGTGGGCGGCGAATGGATGAGCCCGGCTGATTATCAGCTTTACCTCGAGGAGCGCGGACGATGAATGACTTTGTGGCACATCGCAATCTTCGTGATCTCGCACTTGAGATCGCCGCAATCACGACTCTTGTGGATCATCTCAGCGACAAGAAAGAAACGCTCAGAGATCAATTTCAGAAATTCGCTAATGAGCTCGGAGCTGATGCCACCAAAGCGATGCTCGATGGCAAGGAGATCGCAAAGATCAGCCTAGTCAATCCAAAGCCGAAGCCATACATCACAGATGATCGAGCATTCTTGACATTCGTGAAGACATTTCACCCGGATGAAATTGTTGAATCTATCAGAGATAGTTTCAAGAAGGTGTGGATGGATCGCATCGTGCCGCACGAAGATGGAGCGATTGATCCTGAAACCGGTGAGCTGTTCGATTTCGTTGAATTCAAGCAAGCCAACGCCTACATCTCAACACGCTTTCAACCTGATGGCAGATCATCAATTATTCAAGCATTCGAGAATCGTCATCTACCGCTTCAGATTGGATCGGGCTCATGAAATATCGACTCAGCGCTGAACAACAATTCAAGTGCGCCGAAGCCGGTCTGATCCGGGCTCAAAGGTATTTCGCACAATTCACGGATCAATACAATCGCAAAGAAGACAATCCCGGCGATTGGGTCAGACTCAAAAATGACTTCTTTCAATTCGTGGCACTTCAGATGAATGCGATCGCGGCTGAGATGGTGGTAGGTGAAGCTCTCGGGCTCAACTATGGCGATCTCAGCGATACCCGCAACAAGACCGCCGCTGATGTCGGATCAAATATCGAGGTCAAACATACGGCGTGGCAGGATGGTCATCTCATCGTCGCACCTCGAGATCGATCCTCAGACATCGCTGTGCTTGTGGTAGGCACATGCCCGGAATATCGAATAGCTGGATGGATACCGGTTGCCATAGCGAAACAAAATCGATTCAAGTCAAGCAAAGATTCTAGCTATTGGGTAGGTCAAACAAATCTTCGTCCGATTGATACTTTTAGAAAGAGCTCTTATGGTGAAGCACAAGTGCCGAATCTGTAAGAAAGTTACGGATCAAGAGATCATCCCTGAATTCAGCGTGACCTTACCGCCGCACCTTTATGTCCTCGAATGTCATGGGTGCGGTGTGCTAGGCGTTGAAATGCTTCCGGAGCCTCACAATGTGCCAATGGAGTGACCAAGATCGTGAAGCTTTGGCATTACAGATCAGCAACATCTTCAGATTCGATGATCCTGATTTATCCACAACTGTGGAACAAATAACCGAATACATTCGAAACTTTGAAAGATAGGTGTCCGAATTGTCTAGAATCTCCCAATTCCTCACGCTCAGGCTTGACACGATGGCTATGCTCCGAGGGCTTGCGCGAGCCGCTTCGCGGTTTAGCTCGCAAGCAAAGCGCATCGGCGGGCGGTCTATGCTCTTAGCCTTTGCGGCTCTCGCACTTACATCCACACCGGCTAATTCAAGCGATTCGTGGAAGTTTCATCAGATGAATCTCAAGCTTCACGCAATCAATCTCATTGGTGATTGGGATCAATCTCTATGCTTCATTGAAGTAATTCATCGAGAAAGCTCTTGGAGATATTGGGTCAAGAATGGATCGCATTATGGTCTAGGACAAATGCGTTCGACTTGGTATCGTGACCTCAACCCATTCAAACAAGTTGAAGCTTCAATCAAATACTATGAGCATCGTTATGGTTCAATGTGTAAGGCATTACGACATAGCAAAGAGAAGGGTTGGACATGACCTCAGCTCTCAAGAGATCAGGCTCCACGACTCGATGGAGAAAGATTCGTGATGAAGTCTTAGCCCGGGATGGGTGGATGTGCCAGCGATGCGGCGAAGATTCAAACCTCGAAGTCGATCACATAACCGAAAGACAGCATGGAGGTGATGATCAGCTTGAGAATCTTCAAACTTTGTGCCGTAATTGTCATAAACATAAGCGGGGAGTCTTTTTTGAGCGTGATAGAACACCACCGACCCCGCCTGTCCTTCTTTCACCACAAAAAGGACAAATCGGACATCACCGAACCGGTTCGAGCTTGATCCGGACAGAATCGGTTAGCCATGAGTAAGGATCGGGAGCCTTCGGGATTAGGAGGTGTGATACTTGGCAATTCTGTGCCTAGAATCCACTCAAAGCTTCGTGATCTGCCTTCAAAGGGTCAAGAGCTGATCGATTTCAGCGCATCGGTGGGCTTGGAGCTGATGGATTGGCAGAAATGGCTCGCAATTGAGGCGCACAAAGTCAAAGATGATGGCAGATGGGCGCATCCCTTGATCTGTGCCGTGGTAGCCCGCCAAAACGGCAAGAGCACACTCATGATCTCGCGCATCCTTGCCGGGCTCTTTCTGTGGAATGATCCGCTTCAGATTGGATCAGCGCACCGCTTGACCACCTCGCTTGAAACCTTTCGGCACATCGTCAATCTGATTGAGAGTAACGAATCGTTATCTTCGAAGGTCAAGAAGATCAGATGGGCTCACGGCTCCGAAGAAATCGAAACTATCCACCGCACCCGCTACATGGTCAAAGCTTCGAACAGCGCGGCGCGTGGAATTTCAAAGCCCGAAACGGTCTTCATGGATGAGCTTCGAGAATTGAAAGATTCGGAAGCTTGGGCATCGATGCGATACACCATGATCAGCGCGAGCAATCCTCAGCTTTGGGCGCTTTCGAATGCCGGAGATCAGCATTCAAAAATCTTGAATCAGCTCCGGGAGCGAGGGTTAGCCGCCGCCGGTGGTGGAGAGGATGACATCGGCTACTTTGAATGGAGCGCAAAGACAGACGAGATCGATAATGTGGAGAATTGGAAGGCGGCGAATCCTTCTCTCGGTCGCACCATACACATCGATAATATCAAGAGCTCAATCAATGATGATCCGTCAGTATTTCGCACCGAGGTGCTGTGCCGATGGGTCGATAGCATCAATCCCGCAATCCCGCCGCAAGAATGGGCAGATTGCGAAGACATAGCGTTGAAGTTGGATGATGGGGCGGCGACTTGGCTCGGACTTGATCTATCGCCGGATCGTCGTCACGGTGCGCTGGTTGCGGCGCAGAGAATTGACGGGGAAGCATTCTTCGTCCAACTTCTTCACACTTGGCACAACCCAATCTCGCTTGACGATAAATTGATTGCCAATGAGATCGCACCTTACGCAAGGCGATTCCCGAATCTCGAAGCTCTTGCCTATTCAAAGCGGACATCTCTTGCGGTTGCGATGCGACTTTCGCCGGCTGGCATTCCGGTGATTGACATCGACGGCGCTGATTACTCGATGGCATGTGATCAGCTTCTCGGAGCTGTGGTGTCAAAGCGTCTGCGTCATAAAGGTCAGGCAGAGCTCACCAAGCAAGTGCTCTCAGCTTCCAAGCTTCCATACGGCGATGGCGCTTGGGTAATTGGAAGACGCGCGAGCAAGGTTGCGGTGTGCGCTACGGTCGCGGCGGCTCTTGTGACTCACTTTGCGACACGCCCAAGCACGGAGATTGACATCTTGGTGGGTTAGGCATTACAAGAGCGCGACAATTCGGACATGAAATTGCGCGATCTTCTTATCGGTGCGCCTAGTGTGCCGAAGCCCGCTGTCGAAGCGGCATCGGCGTATCTTCCACTCAACGAAACAAACATCTTTGCTGGAATGTTCAGCACACAGACCACGGCGACACGCGATGAAGCTATGGCAATTCCGACAATCGCAAGAGCTCGGAACATTATCTGCTCAACAATCGCAAGCACCATGATTGATGTGTGGCAGAAATCCACAATGACACGGCTTGATCCGCCGCGTGTTATCAATCAGCCCGACCCAAGAGTACCCGGCGCGAATGTGTGGAGCTGGATCGCTGAGGACATTCTATTTTTTGGCTTTGGTTATCTTCGTGTTACGGATCGATACGCTGAGGATGGTCGCGTTCGCGCGGCTGAAAGAGTTGCGCCGGAGCGCGTAACCGTCAAAACAAATTCTCTGTCATTCGAGATCACCGGATACCTTGTCGATGGCTTTGAAGTGCGAAATGAGGACATGAAGGTCTTCATGGGCATGGATGAAGGATTGCTCAACCGCGCTGGACAGACTTTGAAAGCTGGCGCATGGCTTGAAAGAGTTGCGCTGACTTATGCCCGAGAGCCCGCACCGCTAACGGTGCTCAAGACCACCGGCACAGCTATGCCCGGAGATCGAATTCGCTCGGTGCTTGATGCTTGGAGCAAAGCTCGCAAAGAGCGATCCACCGCTTTCTTGAATGCTGATGTATCGATTGAGAAACTAGGTTTCAACCCTTCCGAAATTCAGCTCAATGAGGCGCGCCAATATATAGCGCTCGAATTAGCCCGCGCGATTGGGCTTCCGGCGTGGTTCGTGTCGGGTGATCCTCAGAGCAACACATACAGCAACGCAATCAATCAAAGACGCGATCTCATCGATTACAGCTTGAAGCCGCTGATGACAGTCATCGAGCAACGATTGAGCCAAAGCGATTTCTTACCTTCCGGACAATTCGCCCGCTATAACTTCGCAGAATTCCTTCGCGGCAATCCGCTTGAGCGCGCGCAGGTGTATCAGATACTCAGCGGAATCGGAGCAATCACAGCCGATGAAATTCGGCAGGAAGAAGACATGATCCCATGAAGATCAATGTGCCAATCAAAATAACAGCCGCCGATTCGGAATCACGCACGATCTCCGGTCGCATCGTCACATTCGGAGAAGTAGCGAATACAAGTGTCGGTCGGACAATCTTCGCAAAGGGATCAATCAAGCCCACAAATGTGAAGCTCAATCTTGAACATGATCGCACACGACCAATCGGCAAAACACTTTCAATGAACGAATCTGAAGACGGCTCTGGAATCGATGCGGTCTTCAAAATTGCGAACACAAGCGCCGGCACAGATGCGATCGAAGAAGCGCTCGCCGGACTTCGTGACGGCGCTTG